CCGAGGAGCGCCCTGGTGCCCACCACGTCACCCGCCGTGGGCGTGGTGACGGCGGCCAGGGTCTTGACCGCCCCCGTATCGCCTGTGACGCCGGTCGTCAACTGGTCCCCGGCCGTGACCGTGCCGATAGGCACCGACTCGTGGACGGGGCCGAAGCCGTAGACGGTGACCCGGCCGTTGGTCGCCGCGTCATTCCCGGCGACGCCGATTACATTGACCGCCGGGGCCGCGCCCAGGGTCACGGGGCCGACCGTGCCCGACCCGGTGACCACCAGCAGTTGCCCGCCCGTGATCCCGGCCGATGCCGTCATGCTGATGGCCTCGCCCGGCAGGTAGATAGGCGTGTAGTCGGCCATGACAGGTCAGGCCCCGGGCCGCGCCGTCGCCGCCCGGTAGTCCGGCGGGAACAGGCTGTTGAATAGCTCGTCGTCCTCCGCGTTGCCGAACTCGCCGCCGGGTGACCCGATGTCCTGCATGGGCACCGTGTTGTTGCGCAGGGACGCGATCACCGCGCGGGCGTTCTCCGAGTCGGCGTCCCACATGCGCTCGTAAAGCTCCTTGCGGGCGGGGGGGAACTTCCCGGCGGTGATCGCGGCGGCAATCACCTGGTCGCGCTCACCCCGCCGCCTGGCCTGGAGGTCACGCTCCGACGCCATCACCCGGTTGTTGAGTTCGTCCCACGTCCCCTGGTCGATGGCCAGGACCCCCGGCGGAAGCGGCCCGGACGCCGCCACCCTCTGACTGTCCGCCTGCTCGCGCAGGGCACCGGCCGCCGTGACCATCGCGTCCGGCGTCAGTTCGTCCTCATCGCCCAGGCCCAGTGCCGAGCGGAGGGCCTTGATCTGCTCCTCGGTGAAATCCACCTTGCCTCCTTCGGATGCGCCCGCCGCGTGTACGTGGGCGTGACTCCCGCTCGACCCGTCGTGGGTGTGGGAGTGCTCGTGTGTCCGGTCTGATCCCTGGGCGCCCATCGCCGCGTGCATGTGCGTGTGGGTGCCCTTGAAGGCGCCATGCCGACCCGCCGCGTCTACCCGGATGCCCGGGTCCGCCCCTGCCGCCTTCTGCCTGCCCCCTGCCCCCCAGTTGTCGGGGATCGCGTCGGACTTCCCCAGGGCCGACGCCCGCTTCATGATGTGCGCGCGGATCGCGTCATGCGAGCCGCCGCCCCGGCCTACCGCGCCGATGGCCTTACCAAGGTCGGTCTCGCCGTGGTGGGCGGCGTCGCGGATCGGGTAGGACCCGTCCGGCATCGCCCACCCCCGCGACGCGCAGTACTTCCGCGCCGCCGTATTCAGGTCCGCCGCGTCCGGCGCGTTGATATTGCCCTGGTCGCCGCCGCCGTCAGACGCGGCCCCCACGCCGCCCGCGCCGTCCCCCGTCCCCGCGTCCCCGGGCGGGTCCTGGGCGCCTGGCAGCGTCCGGCTGTCGGCCGCAGACGCATAGGCGACGACAGGGCCGGTGCCCCGCATCGCCGCCAGGTCGGTGTAGGTCACCGACACCTCCGCCGGGGAGTCGAAGGACACGGCCCCGGCGGCGTCGATGTGGAAGGGCACCCGGTACACCTTCGACGTCGCCTCGTCCGCGACGATCAACTGGGCGGGGTCCATCTGTAGCTCAGTGATCCAGAAGGTCTGCGGGGTGGCCCCGTGCTCGTAGTAGGCGCGGCGCACATCCGTCTCGGTGACGGCGGCGGCCTGCACTCCGGTCTGGGTCATGTCTCCTCCGGGTTCTGTGCGCCACGTCGGCGCGGCGGCCTGCACGCCGTAGAGCGCGGCCACGTCCGGCAGGCCCGACAGGACGCCCACCCCGGGCGGGGTGACGCCGAGCAGGGCCAGGCCGGTGATGACGAACGGGTGATCATGGCCGATCTGGCACTTGAAGTCGTAGGTGCCCTCTATCGACCGGCGCGGGTAGGCGGACCCCATGGCGGCGCCGAGCCACCCGGGCAGGCCCGCCAGGTCCCCCGTGATCTTGTTGCCCTGGGCGGCCAGGGCCATGTTGGTGACCCGCCCTAGCGCGGGCTCGCCGTCGAACCTGGGATCTAGGTGGCCGATCTTGATGATGGGCGCGCCGACCGCCGGACACTGGGCCGCCGTGACCGCGTGCCGCAGGTCGGCCGCCGTGAACGTCTGCTCGCCGGACGCGAGCCGCCACCGGCCGGCCGCCACGATGTCCACCCCGGGAAGGGTGACCAGGGCGGGCATCGTGGCCGCCTTGACTGCCGCCCCCTCAAGGAGCTTCTTGTGCGTCGCGGGCCAGATGCCCAGGGCGCGGTGATGCAGATTCGCGCAGTAGCCGTGTACGTCCAGGCCCTTGCCCTTGGTCTCCTCCGTGACCAGGCGCACGCACCTGTCGTAGTCGCCCCCGGTGCCCCACCTGATCTTCGCCGCGCCCTCGCCGTGGGTCCAGTACTCCTTGAGCCGCTCGGCGTCGCCCGGATGCGTGTCCACCATCAGGCCGCCTCGCCTTCGGCCTGGCCGTGCCAGAGGACGATGACGGTCCCCCGGCACCGCATCATCCCCTCGCATTTCAGGTACCCGCCCGCCGGGTAGGCGGCCTCCGCGTCGCCCAGGGACCCCCAGGTGTGCCCGTCGATCCGCAGGCACGGCTCACAGGTGTTGTGATCCAGTACCTCCGTGGCGATGAACTCCGGGGCCGCCCCGGTGGCGTGCGCGGCCACGGCCTCCAGGCCCGCCATCCGCCCCGCATTCTGCGCGGCCGACAGGGCGCCCCCCAGGTCGTCGGTCAGGCCCCGGTCGGACAGGCCCCGCAGGTAGGCGTCCACCTCGTCCCCGGCCACGACGGCGGCCCCGTGGGGCTCCCCGCCAGGACTGGCCGTCACCGCCGCCTTAGCCGCCGCCGCCTGGGCGGTGCGCCTGGCCGCGACATTAGCCCACACACCCGCCAGACGGCCGAGCGCGGTCACGTCCAGGCGCACCTCATCGGGCGGCACACGGACGCCTTGCCGCCCGGCCTCCGCCACCGCTTCCGACGCCGCGCCCCGGGCCATGTCCTGCATGGCCTGGGTCAGGACCGGCACGGCCTGGGACACGTCCACGTCGATAGCGGCCAGCTTGTCGGGGCGGCCCTGCTCGACCGCCGCTATCACCTGATCGACCACCTGGACCCGCTGCGCCTGCGCGATAGCCCGCCAGGCGCCGATGAGCCAGGACAGGATCGTCTGCCACGCGCCCTGGTGCGCGGCGGCGTCGAAGCGTGACGCCACCTCCGCCGGGGTCAGATGGCGGCGGAGCGGCAGGGCGGCGGCGGCCACGGGTAGCGCCGACTCCGGGTTGGTGATGTCCGAAGCAGGGGGACCGGGAAGTGCCGGGGGCGGTCCACCCCCCGGCCCTCCCTGCGTCTGGGGGCCTGGCGGCGTCCACGGCGTGTCGCGCTCAGGCAGGCGCCACTGCTTCCTGATCCACTCGTCCAGCGTCGGATCGGGCTCCAGGGCCTTGCAGGTCACCAGGGCGGCCAGGGCCTCGGCGGTCACCCGGTAGTCCTCGCCCACGTCCAGGCACCGGATGTTAGGCGCGGGCTCATCCGGCCCCCAGTTCTGATCAACCAGGTCGGTGACGATACCCGGCATCCCCGGCTGCCCGGACGTCGCGGTCTGCGCCACCTCGTCGGCGGTGCCCTGTAGGGCGAGCATGAACAGGTCTAGGAAGGTCTCGCCCAGGGCGCGGGAGCCGTGGAAGGTCTCGCCTAGCTCGATCAGGCCCGCCAGGGCCATCTTGGCCATCGACGTGTCCAGGTAGCGGATGAAGGCCAGGGCGTCGGGCACGGTGCCGGTCAGGCCCATGAGCATGGGCTTGAAGCCCTGGGGGATGCCCGCGCCGGACTGGTCGCCCGCGCGGATCGCGGACGCTAGCTGCTGCGCCTGGGCGACCTGCGCGGCCGTGCCCCCTGGCGGCGCCTCCACGTAGGGGACGCCCATGCCGAAGCGGCGGATGCTGGTCGCGTGGACGCGCCACGTCTCGTGCTTGAGAAGCCAGGCGGCATAGGCGGGGCGCATGATCGAGAAGCCCGCCCAGTTCGACCCCTCCTGCTCATTCACGTACCAGATCAGGCGGTCACCGGGGATCGGTTCCTGCTGCGTCTGCTGGTACACCTCGGATATCGTGCCGTCGTCGGCCAGGTTGATGCGGGCGATGGTCCACGGCATCCGCTCGCCCAGGTTGTCCAGTTGGAGCCTGCCGCCCTCCTCCCGGTACCGAAGCTCAAACGGCATGTGCCCGAACGTCAGGTGCTCCAGGGCCAGGCGCAGGTGCCGAAGCCAGATGACACCGCGCCGCCGCGCCGGACCCGGCTTCTTGTCGTGCCCCAGGATTCCGATGCCCAGGCCGTCCGCCACATGCTGCACCACCTCATCGCGGCACCCGGCCGGGTCTACGGCCCAGGTGGCGCGGAGCAGGGGCAGGCAGTACGCCGACAGGACCGCCTTTAGCTGCGGGTCATGTCGCATCCGGGTAATCGGCCGTATGTCGTCACCGACTGGGGCCAGATCAGGTCAGCGGTGGTCTCCCAGTAACCACCACTCCTGCCCGGCGGCGCCTGCCTCGCTCAACCAGAGAAGGTCAGACCTGCCGATGTCGTGCAACGGCGGAGCGGCCATTGGATCACCCCCTCCCCATGTCAGAGGGGGTGGATTCGCCCGCCTGAACTACCCGCCGTAGGCCCATCAGCAGGCCCCGGGGCGCGCCTGTAGATGACGCGACGTGACGGCGGCCCAGTGTCACCGCTGAGACTTCTCCCCCGCCCCCGGAGGACGTGCCGTGACTTGGCCGCGATGCTACATGACCACCGGGGGATTTGTCTGCCAGGGACTTTGCCGTGTCTTGATCTGAGACGCGCCAGGGTCCGGGGGGGAGAGTGGGGCTCGCCCCCGGACCCCGCATTCCCGAACACGCCGGACTGGCCCGCGCGGGGCCTGTAGCGTGTCGAGGGTCAGGGCACACTTCACCGAGCCTGGTAGCCGTGGGGAAGGGTGCCTCCAACTAGGGCAAAGGATACGCCCATGCGCCGTCTCCTGGCGTTGCTTTCGATCACGATTGCGGCAGGTGTCGCGGCCCCGGCGGCCCAGGCCGTCGCCGCGCCCGCCGCGCACCCCGCCCCGGTGGTCACCGCCGGGCCGCACCCGGCGCACCTGGCCGCCTACCACGCGCGGGCCGCCGCGTCGTCGTATCTGGTCAGACCCGGGGACACCCTGTCGAAGATCGCGGCGGGGGCGTGCGGCACCCCGTCCGCGTGGCTCGCCCTGGCGGGTGCCAATGCCGCGATCCTGCACGGCCACCCGGACCTGATCATGCCCGGGTGGCGCCTGGCCATCGACTGCACGCACCCGGCCCTGGCGGTCCACGTCGCGGTCACCCACCACGGCCCGCGCGGCCCGCCCGGTGATCGGTGGGACGGCCAGCATCATGCCTGCGGGGACGGCGACGGCGACGGCTACGACAAGCCCTGCTCCTTCCT